AGGTCACGGTGCAACCACAGGTCCTCAAGAGCCATGTTCAGAAATTGTCCGCCGATCTGCATAAAGCCGGGGCACTTGGCAATCTGACACGCCAAGGTGACAATCTGCTGGCTCGTGAGATAGGCCATTACGCTGCCTTTTTCACAGACGAAATCTTCGACTGGCCTTCCTTGAGCTTGGTTTCGATCTGTTTGATCTGGACCGGCAGGTTACGCATCGACGCGTCATCCTGGCTCGTGAGCTTGTGCTTTGCCTTCGAACGTTCCAGAAGGTCAGCATACGCCTTGCGATGGTCTTCCAGCATGCGCTCCAGTGCTTCGACTTCCTTCTGAAGGACGGGCACTTCAAGAATCGACTGTTGGCGGATCAGGGCTTCCCGGCACGTGTCCATGCGTTCGTTCAACGATTCCAGCGATTCGGATTCGTAGACGTAACCACTGATCGACACGGACGCACCGTTAGGCGCGGGCAGGTTGATCTGGAAATTACCGAGAACTGCGGTCTGTTCGCTCACTTTGGTTCCTCTTATCGACGGCGGTCACCACCGCGCAGAACGCGGTCTTGTGCCACCTTGTAGGCGTTTTCATTCGCCCCGTTGATGTTGTTTTCGTGGTCCCACGTGCGGGCCACGATTTCCTTGACGCTGCGCAGAACGTCCGTGGTGAACTCGTACGTTGTGCCGTGGACATACTGCTGTCCGTTCAGGCGGATATCGATGCCCCCGCACGGTGCCAGGTCGATACGATACCACCACATATCCACGCCGTCCGATGTCTTGCGCGAGAAGCGCTCAGTGACGTTGGTCGTGAACATGGACGATTGGGCCTGCGCCGACAGACGGGCAGACTCTTCCTCTGCGATCAGCCGGCCAGCGGTCGATTTTTCCAGTTCGGCTTCAAGGGCCTTGATTCGGGCCTTGAGCTGTTCCGGCGTCTCAACTGCGGACGGCAGATCGTTTTCGAGGTTTTCGTCTCCGCCTTCCGGCGGAGTGTTAGGCGTGCGCGGGGGCATTTATGCTCCTGATTACGGGGTTGTCACAGTACCGGCAGTATACCCCGGCGTGAAGGCCGAACCGGCTTCGACGCGCGCGAGGAACGCCTGATTCAGGATGATCGAGCCGTAGAAGACCTTCCACGACACGACACGCGTCTGATTCAGCGGGTCCGACTTGTCAGCACCCGTCAGGTAATGGAACTCGGGGTTTTCGAGCAACACCTGACCGTACGAGTGGTTGCCGATAAAGATCGTCGGGAACACGCTCACGCCCGTGGCGGGGGCCGCCGGCGGCGTTTGCGCGACGCCGATACCCGTCAGCGTAACCGTCTGGTTCGGGAGCAACTGCGTCGCCTGACCGGCCAGCGGGCCCGTGACGGGAACACCGTTGCCGATTGCCGTTGCCAGATTACCCGGCGTGGCCGACGTGCCGATGTAAACGTTGAACACGTAGTTCGGTACGTTCGGGATCACGACCGAGATCGAGCCTGTCGGGCCCGTAACGCTGATCGCGTTCGACACCTGATAGATGATCTGTTCGACCGATGTTTGCGCAGGCGATGCCGTCACAATGATCTGGTAACCGGCGTTCGTGGCCAGTGTGCCGCCCGACGCCGACGCCGTACCCTGGATGGCTGCCGCACCCGTCCAGTAGGGCATCATGTTGGACTCAACAAAGCGCGCGCCGTTGAACGGACCGAGCTCGTTGTTGTACAGGCGGTTCACGTCGCTGTACGACCACGCGTTGACGACCGTCGTGTTCTCGCGCATGTCCTGCGCCGACAGCGGATGGATCAGCGCAACGTAATGTTGCATGACAGCCGGTGACTTCGACGGGTCGCGATACGCGCCCGCTTCAATCATCATGTCTTCGCGTTCGTCGCCCATGAAGCGCGGTACGCCGTACGTGAGGAACGAACCAACGATGCGGTTCGTTTCGTGCGGGGTCATCACGTCGGTTGCCAGCAGGTTCGCGCGCGAAGCCTTGCCGTTCGCGTAGTTCACCTGCGTGGTCGCCAGAAGCGTGTTGAACGTGTTGCGTTCGAGCGTTTCCGGCAGTTGCAGGCCAACCAGTTCGCAGGCTTGCTGGAACAGCGGATGCTTGATGGTCAGGTTCGCCACGTCGGTGATGATGACGCGATCGCCCCATTGCTGCGCGGTCGCGCTGACCTGTTGCAGCGTCATCGCTTCGCCGGGAGGCGCAACGCCTTCCTGCAACGGCGCGAACGGCAGCGGCAGACGCTGATAACGCGATGCCGTGTACGTCGTGCCACGATTCGTGTCCAGCTTCAGCGGTTTGCCGAACTGATACGCGACTAGCTGGCGGCGCGCGAGCGGCTCGACTTCTTCCTGAATGTACGCTTCAACGTCCGCCGTGAAGCTGGTGGACTGGTTGGTGACGCCGGGGAACAAATACATTGGAAGTTGCCGGTACGCCATCAATGTCCACGTCCGTCCGCTATCGCGCTTGTGATAGTTGACGAAGAACGAGATGATAGTTTGCAGCGTGAGGGCCCACAAGAGGCCCAGTTTCTTGAGGTATTTCATGGTTTCCTCTTCGTGGTTAAATGTTCTGATTCTCAAGACGCGCGCGAAGCTTGTCTTTGTCCGAACGCCCTGAACGGGCAGGCACATCGCTGCGCACGCCCGCTGTCTTGCCCCGGTTGACTGCCGGCGCGGAACTGGTTTTAGGCTTCGCTTTGAGCTTGCCTTCAGCGATATCCTTGCCGAGCATCCAGTAGTACACGTCTTCGCGCGAAGCCTGCTGGCCGCGCGAGCGCGCCTTCTGGACTTCTTCTTCCACGCGCTCCGTGTACTTCGCGCGGCGCGGTTCGCTCGCAATCTTCGATTCGAAGCGCGCACGGTCCGACATGTCTTGCGCCTGGAACATCGCCTGCTGCGCCTGGCGCTGCGTGTCGCGCAGCGTGCGGTTCGCCTGAATCTGCCAGCGCTCCATCTCCGACGTGTCCGGATTGCGGAGACGCTCTTCTTCGCGCTGGTGCTCCGGGTCTACTGTGGACTGACTCGAAAGCCGCGCTTCGGCAGCGAGTCGCCCGCGACGTTCGACTTCAGCTTCCAGACGAGCCAGACGCTCAGCAGAATCATCGCGGCGCGATGTGGCCCGTGCAGGAGGATCGTCAGGCAGGTCATCAGCAGGCAGATCCAGATCGTCATCATCAACGGGATCAGATGCAGGAAGGTCATCAGGTAGGGGATCATCGTCAGGTTCTCCGTCAATCCCCGGAAAAAGAAGGCCTAAGAGTTTTTTGAGCAGCTTGTTCACTTGGGTTCCTTACGATTGCGTGCCGGTGCCAACAGCCTGAAGTGTCATCGCAGCCGAAGCGCCGACACCCGTAATGTTGACGATGAAATCGCGCCACGTGTTCTGTGCAATCGTCATTGTGCCGTTCAGCGTCCAGCCGGATGCTGTCGTCACAGTCCACGCGAACGCACCGCCGGAACTATTGATAACACGAAGGATGACGGACGAGCCCACAACAGCCTGTTGGGGAGTCATCGTGGCTTGCATGACCGCCGCCGTGGGAAGAGTAAGCGCCGCGCCTGCGCCGAGTGTACCGGTCAAATTCAAGACGGTGAACTCTGCGCCCATAATTTGCGAACTGGTAGCGGTGAAGCCTGTCGTGTTAGTTGCTGCGTTATACACGGCAGCCTGCCACGGGTTGATCGACAGAATAGAGTTGATGAGGCCGGTCTGATCCGCGAGCGCGCCGAGCATCGGCGTAATAACGGGAGTCTGGCCTTGAACGCCAGGGAAAAGCGCGCCGATCAGGGCGCCGATACGGGTTTTCTTCATGGTAATCCCCTGATTAGGCTTTCGCCGGTTGTATAGCATTTATTGCAAAAAGTCAACGTACGCGCCGCGCGCGTATGAATCCGTCACAAGTCATGGTGCTGACGCCGAACGAGGCCTGCGCGACAAGAAACACAGTAGTAGTAGAAGCCAAAGATACTCTTATCACTGGCGCCGACTGCCGCTGGGCGGTCCCTGTTGTAAATGCTGTGTTAGTTTGCGTAAACGTGCCTAGGCCGCCTAGGGTGGCCGAAACAGTATTCACCCCCTGTGTTAGGCCGTTTACGGTTGTCGTTCCCGCAGGGTTATATTGGACTACCCCGGAGACATCCCAATCGCCCGCAGTAAGACTTACACTCGTGATATTCGCGGGCGTAGCGCTCGTAAGAGAAGTCCCCGTCGTTGTGTTGGAGACGTGCTCGCCTACGCTGCCTGCGTTCGCGTTGTTGTTCGTGGTCGTACCGACGATACCGTTCAGTTGATCGGGCGTGAACGTGCCTGTGGAACTGAGTGTCGTGAACGCGCCGGTACTCGCTGCCGTGTTTCCGATAGGGCCGGGAGACGCGAAGCGCGCCGTAAACCCCGCGCCGGTTACCGCACCACTCGCTGCCAGTGTCGTGAATGTGCCGGCATTGGCCGCCGTGCCTCCTATGGCGGGAGGCGAAGCAAACAGGCTGGTGAATCCCGCGCCGCTAACCGTCGAACTGGCAGACAACGTAGTGAAGGCGCCGGTTGACGGTGTGGTGTTGCCGACAGCCGTGCTGTTCAGGCCGCTTGACGCGGACAGCGTAGTAAAGGCGCCGGTTGACGGCGTGGCATTCCCGACTGCTGTGCTGTTGATACCGCCCGTCGCACTGAACGTGCCTGTATGCGCCCACGCGCCCGTACCGCTGTTGGACGTGATGCCGCTGATACCGATCGCCTGCCCACCTGTGATCGTGATCGCGTTCACGAAACCCGTGAATGCGTCGTTGGCGAATCCCATCGACAGGACCGTCAACCCCCATTGAATGAATGCATTCTTGTTGTTTGCGCTGCGAATGGAGTCGATAAACTGAACAGTCGGATTCGGGCTGTTGTAGACCTGCGTGCCCGTGGCGGTTACTGCCGGTACCGCGCCACCGGACGCAAACACGCTGCCGGCTGTCGCCGTCGTAAAGGTGCCTGTGTTCGGCGTGGTCGCGCCAATCGGCGTGTTGTTGATCGAGCCTGTAGTGATCGCGACGCCCGACATCGTGCCGGAAGTCGCATGCACGGCTGATACAGTCGGATTCGGGTACGTTCCCGACAGATCGCCGCCCGCTGGCCCGGTCGGGTCGCTGGCGACGCTGTTCAGTGCAACGGTTGTCTGCTGCGCGAGCGAGTTGATAGCAGCCTGCACTTCTTCAGGCGGCACATCGGTGCCCGCGCTGCGCACGACGTACGGAATGATCCGGAATGTGTCAGACATGAAGAGCCCTTAGCCGTTTGCTTATCGATGGGCGCCCGCCGGGGCAGTGCATCAGCAGGTAAGTCACCAGACCGGGCCCGTAGCCGCATGCTTTGGCGTACTGATCTGCCTCCAGTTCCTGCGCTTCGCACATCGCGAAAAACTTCTCAGTCTGAAAGAATGCTCGCAGCGTCAGGAACCACAGAAGCCTGGTGCGCACGTGCTTATGGTGCAAGTGGCCGCGCTCGTGCGCCAGAATCGCGTTCTGCTCGAAGCGCGACAGAACGGCGAACTGGTCGCCCGTCTGTATTGTGCCCCACGGCGTCACGCGTGCGCAGAAGTCTTTCATCGCGGCCCCATCTGCGGGTCCTGCACCTGATCCGGATGGACTGCACCGGGAGGCGACTGCGGACGCGGCTGACCGGGCTGCGCGCCGGGGCGCGGTGTGCCTGCCACGCCGGGGCCCGCGCCGCCGGGTACGCCCGGTTGGCCCTGTGGTGCACCCAGCTGCTTCTGCATCTTCTGGTTCATGGCCTGCTGGTGCGCCTGAATGTGCGCGCGGAACAGGCCGTGCGGATCGCCTGTCAGCGTCGCGCCTTGCATATGCTCTGCGATGTGCCGCTGGTCGTCGTCCGCCGGATGCACTTCGGCAGGCAAGCCGTTGTGCATCATCAGGTTTTCATCGCTTGGCTCGACGTGGAACAGGTTGCGTTCATCGATCAGGATGCGCGGGCCGACTTCCGGGCCGAAGATCTGTTCTGTGCCCATTTCCAGAATGGGGCCCACGTTCAGACGACGCCCGTCCAGTTGTTGTGGCGGGATGCCTCGCAAGACGTTCATCCATGCAATCATCTGCTGCATGCGCTGCATGCCCGTCTGGTAGGCCGTGCCGCACCAACGGAAGAAGTATCGCTCGTTGAACGCCTGCACGGGAATCTCTTCCTGCTTGGCGCGCGCGCCGACTTCGCCCATTGTGACCACGGTCAGTTCCTTCGTGCGGAACTGTCGGTCAAGTTCGAACATGCGCTCAAGCAACGGGTTCAGGATGCAGCCTTCGTAGCGCTTTGCGTGGTCGATGATGTTCGACTGCTGTTCCTGCGCCTGGGCTGCGGCCTGCGCCTGATTCTTGCGGCCTGCTGGCATCTTGCCGAGCATGGCATCGTTGACTTCCATGCTCTCGTTGATCTGCGCCTTGATCGCCTGACAGAGTGCCACGGCATCCTTGTAGATAGCCGGGAACTGCGCAAACTGCGTCTTCTGCGGATCGGTCAGCCACACGGCGGCCAGGCCCATCACCATTGACTGGTAATTAGGATTGGCTAACGGATCGGTCATCACGATAGGCAGAAGCGCGTACTGCGCGCTGTCTTGCCCCATGTTCCAGTAGTCGTTCAGGTTCCATTGCAGGTACTTGACCGGTTCGACGCGCGAGGTGCCGTAGATGGTTCCCTGAATCCGTTCGACGGGCGCTGTAATGATCGGGCGCTTCTTCGACCAGAACGGGTTCCGGATGATGCCAAGAATGACTTCCGGGCCGGCGTAGTAGACGAAGCACGGTTCCTTGCCGCGCCCATCTTCCAGTTCAAGATTCGTGTGTACCTCATAGACCAGCGCGTACTTGTACGTGCCTTCCGTGCGTACGCCCGCGTCCGCCGTGCGTCGTTTATTCGGGACACGCTTCTGACGACTTCCGTCCGGTTCGTTCAGATTGTCCATGATTTCTTTCGCGTTCCAGCCGACGAATACACCTTCATCGATGAACTGCTGGACGGATTCCTTCGACAGGCGCAGCCGTACCGCCGTAGCGGTCGCGCGCTCGATGTCGTTCACAGTCGGCGGGTAAACGGCCAGATCATCAACCGCCATCGGCGTGATGTCCGGCATTTCGTCAACAACTTCCGTCTCTTCCGTGTCCCACTCTTCTTCAGCCGTCACGTCTTCAACGTCAACGCCCGCCTCTTCATCGCTCAGGATTGGCGGTTTCTTGACGAGTTCCGTCACGCGGCGCGTCGTCTTCATCCAATCGATGTACAGCAGCCATTGGCCGGACACATCGCCCGACAGCAGATCCGCGCGAACGATATCCTTCAGATTCGTTTTACGGATGTAGTGCTCTAGAAGGGCAAGTGTGGGGAAAGGCGTAACGCTAGCCGGCCCCACGGCGTCAACGTGTTTATAGTTGGCGGGGAACAAAGTGGCAAGTGTGCGCTTGCAACGCGCGTTGATTGCATCCCGGACCGCAGGAATATAACACTGGCTATTTCCGGTGTACTGCTGGTTCTCGTCGGGGCGGGCATTGTAGATATTCCAGTACTCTTCAACCCAGTCGGACTGCTGCTGTTTGTTTTCATAGCACTTCTGGATTTTCGGATAGAGCTTCGCCGCGTCGATGTACGCATCGGAAGACAGGTCTTCCGCGAAATTCTCAATCTCTTCCCCTGTCCGCTCAGCGTCAATCGCCCGGCTATCGACAGTTTCGATGACGGGCTGTTCGTCCTTCTTTTCTTCTTTCTTTTTGCGCGCCATTACCCGATCACTTTTCCGGCCAGCTTGCGTGCGAGGGAACTGCCCGTGTTACGGTCAGCCGGCGTGCGCGCGGGCCGGTCATCTTCTTCCGGCTTCTTCGACGTGCGTCCGTACGGCGTCTTGCTGTCTGCCCACATCTTGCCGCTGCGCAGATCAACCGATTGCGACCAGTTGCGCCCGCTGTTGCCGCGCATGTCCTTCTTCGATGCTTTCATTTCCGCCCCTTCGGTTTGACGTCGGCGTGCCGCGCGATGATCTTGCGCTTCGCGCCCATCGGCGGGAGCTTGGCGCCCTTGCCCGGCGTCTTGCGCGTGTCGCGCTCCGGGCCCTGGCTGCCTTCACTCTTGTGATGGTCGCGATAGCCCACGATCAGCCGCCCATCTTGCCTTTGGTGGTTCGATGCTTCTCGGTGCGCTCACCGCGCTCCGGCATCTTGCCGCCTTTCTTGACCTGTTCGGGCGTGGCCTTTTTGCCCGGCGCGGTGTATACACGCGACATGCGGCCTTTCTTGCCTTCCATCACAGACCGTTGCGGCGCATTTTTTCGCGCATCGGGCCACCCTGAAGCTTCTCAGGAACGCTGGTCGGCTTGCCGTGCGCGCCGCCCTGCTGTTCGCCCTTGTAGAAGGCGGTCGGGTTTTGCGTGGGGGCTTTCGGGACAATCGTACGGGAAACGGCCATGACTATCTCCTTGGGAGAGAGGTAAAGTATTGAGCACCATGCGGATTCATAGCAGAATGCAGGTCTTCCGGCAAGGTGTTTTGACGCGATGTTAGCACAAATACTGCTGCCTCAAGCCCTTCAAGCAAGGTGCGATGTGCGCCGCGCTCCGGCTCCTGCGACTGTTGCCCGGTCTTGCTGACCTGATAGCAATACCCACCCGCCAGCGCGTTGAGCGTCTGCCGCGCGTTGCTGTCCACGAGGAAGAGGCGCTTGCCCTTGCTCTCCGTGCGGATCATGGGTGACAGCGCGCCGCGCGCCATCGTCGGATAGGCCCCGCGCATCGGGTTCATTTTCGAAGTTCGCAGGGCCGTCATCAGCGGCAGGCGGTCCGCCTGGTCGGCCACGTCGCCCGGCACCCAGCATGTCAGCCTTGCTCTCGGGAAAGCTGCGCGTACAAGTTGCAGCACGTCCGGTACAGCCTGCGCTGGCACGACTGGCGAAATCCAGTCGGCAACCACGGCCAGTCGCTCACCCTCAACAGCCACAAGCGCCGCCGTAGTCTCGCTCCCGTTCGCGTTGAAGCAGAGCGCCATTGCATCGCGGGCAGAAGGTTCATATCCGTCGATGATGTTCCAGCTTCCGAAGTCTTCATAAACCGGAACTCCTGAAAAGACCCGCTGCGCGTACGCCAGCGCGTTGAGAATGTCGCGCTTGCCCGACGGAAAGTTGAGAATCTCCGCGACCAGCTGCTTGTGCTGGCCCGGGCCGCCGACCAGAACAATGTCTCCGGCTTCGAAGAACGGCTGAAGCCCCATGATGAACTGTTCTTTCGAACGGTCCTGCGGCGCCTGAATCGCTTTCAGCGGCAGGCTCACCCCGCGCCGGAGCATCTCCGCACGCATCGGCTGGAGCAACCACTCGTCCAGCGAGTTCTTTTCAATCGCCACATTGGCATCATCAAACCGGCGCGACGTGTCGAACGCATCCGCGATTATCTGATCGGGTTTCCAGTACTCGCCGGAACTTGCGTGCACGTAGATGCGGGTGCCGAGTCGGCTAAGCACCACACGGCCAGTGCGGTCGCTACTGGTAACACTCGCCGTTCTGGCAGGGTCAACGACAAGCGTCTTAGGAAGCCACGGCGCGGGGTCGATTGCGATTTCACGGATGTGTTCACTCTCGAAAGGTTTGTCCTGGCTGCCGATCGCCATCAGCATGTATTCCTGCATGAACCCGCGCAGCTGGCCGGCGGACTCCATCTTGTCGCGCTCGCGCCGCACCCACTCCATCGGGTAGCGTTCCGGCCACGTGGCGACGGTTGTCGGGTCGTCGATATCCCCGTTGCAGATCGGGAACCGCATGCTGGTCCAGAACCGGTCGCCGCGCAACCGCGTAATCATGCAGTCTTCGGCCAGCGGGGTCCCTGTCACGCGGATTTTCCCCTTCTCCTTGTCCATCGCGGGCATCAGTTCAAGGTAGATCTTGCGCATGCTGGCATCTACCGCCGCCTTGTCCTTGACGCGTTCCTTGTTCTCGATGTCGTCCAGGTACGCGCGGTCAGGCCGCAGATCATGCCACTTGAACCCCCGGATTTCTTCTTCCCACCCGTGGGCCTCGATCAGCACGCCGTTCGGGAGTTCGAACTGGTGTTCGTTCCAGAGATGCCCGGACACCTTCAGCTTGCCAAAGAGACTCGCCAGCTTCATGTTCCGCGACGCCTCGAACTTGATCGCCTCCAGTCGCTGGCATGCCTTCGTGTACGTCTCACCAATGATGATGCAATAGCCGAAGTTGCCGAGGCATGCCTCCAGCAACAGGAACTCTTCCGACAACGTTGACTTCCCACCTTCCCGGAACATCTCGATCAGCACATACTCGTCCTGCGCGCGCCACGCGTCCATGATCTGCACGTGCGCCGCCGGCGAGTTCTGTGGATGCCGGTGCGGGAACACCATCGCTGACGCCAGCGCCCGGTCTTCCGAGATGATGCGTAAGGTTGCTGCTGAAGTCAGACCTGTCACAGCAGATCCACGTTGTCGATCAGAATCCCCTCGAACGCCGAGTACCCTTCCACTGTGCCCGTCACCGCCTTTACGCGGTTCGTCAGTGTCGTCTTCTCAGGCACCAGCGCCCCTACGATCACACTGCGCTGAACCGGAAACAGCGGCCCCGCGATGTACTCGCTGGTCGTCTGGATGGTGTTCGCGATGAAGTTCATGCGCGTGAAGCTGAACACGATATCCGTCGTCGTTCCCGTGCCGCCGCACTCCAGCAACAGGTCCGTCACCAGCAGCGTGAACCCCGCCGGCACGGTGTAGATCGCCTGCTTCGCATACCCGTACCCGGCCCGGGCGATGGCCTGCGTAGCCCCCGCGCCCGTCACGCGCAACGTCACATCCCCCGCGTTGGTCATGCCGCTGCCGCCACTGGCAAGGTTCAGGCTGTTCACGCGCAGATACTGCTTCGTGCTCTGTACGGGCGTCACGCCCGCCATTGTCAGCGTCTCGCTGATAACGTTGTAGTTCGCGTCCAGTCCCGTGAGGGTGAACGTCCGTGCGCCCGTACCCGCCGCCGTGTCGTTCGCGCTCGCCGAGAGAATCTCCAGCGTGACGGCTGCCGCCTGAAACGGGTACGCCCCGCTCCCCTCCCACACGTCAGCACCCGCCGTCACCGGGCTAGGATGATGTCCGTACACCGCAATCCGGCTATGCCCGCCAATGCGGTTCAAGGTCGCGGCCAGCGGGAACACGATCTGTACCGGGTCCTGCGCGACGTTCTTCAAGTATCCATTGTTCGCCATATACCCTCCTGGGGGTTTCGCGCGATTATAGCCCGCGTGTTGCGGATCGCGGACTGGAATTATTTTCCATCGGTGTTTTTCCGGTGCGCGGTTCGGGAAACACGTCTCCAAATTTAGCCACCCGTCCGGCGGGGAGGGCCAGGGTTCCCAGAGTTTGAGAATGCTTTTCATTCCGGACCGAGAACCCCGATTCGACAGGCGAAAGTTCGATAGTTTCCATTATGTCAAATCGTTGTGCATTGCACCAATCGTTTAGAATCAATGACTTAGCGGAAGTGCACATGCACAGACGCATTATCAGACCGTGATTTGCTGGCCTAGGCAATCATTATTCGCTGTTACGTTATAGCGTTCCGCAAGCCGCTGATCGATGTTTTCGAGACGCGCGGAGGGGGTCACTTCGCCACCAATTCCCAATTTGCGTATGGCGAACCCTTTCGCTATTCGCAAGACTTTCGACGGCGCTCGCGCGTCCATAATGCGTAACTGCGTCAGTTGCATTTGTTTTCCTTGCTCTTCGTTTTGCAATTGCTATACTGGAATCTCCACAACAGGAGACCATCATGAAGCTGACCTCGCTGCACACCGTCCTGATCCTGCTATCCAACGCCTACATGGAAGTCGCCTGTCCTGACATGGAAGCGCCTGAAATGCGCCGGCACTGGCTCATCCGTCGCACGGTTGACCTCCGCCACGTGGTGTGGTGCTGACATGGCCGATACTTACGAAGACGGCTTCAACCGGGGCTATGAAGCGGGCTATCGCGCGGCGTGTGAACGGCCCGAAAGCGAACACAGGCATTTGGGGCATGAACTCCGGGCATTGATTCACTGGGCACACGATCAAGGCGGTTACTGGGTTCTCGATAAATGCCAGCCAGAACTTGACGCACTGGTGAGGGCTGCAAGGAAAGAAGGGATGCCGCCCTTGGATGCAATAAAATTCAACAACATGCCCACGGGAAAGAAATGATCCGCTACGCCATCCTGATTCCCGGAGACGAGATGATCGGCTTCATCGACTGTTGCGGGCTCCCTACGCTGGAGATGTGCGCCGACGCTTTGGCAGCGGAAGCCGGCTTCCCTGACCGCGATTCCTTCCTGCTCGCCAACCCCGAACTGAACACAATCGGCTTCGCGCCCATCCACTAGGGACAAACCCTCGAACTGGAGAAATTTTCCAGTTCGCGCTTGTCTTTCCGTTTTGCAATTGCTATAGTGGAGTCACTGGATAACACAACACGAAGGAGAAACGAAATGCAAAAGTTCAAGACGGTTTCGGCTTCAGGCGCAATCTACAAATGCGAATCCTTTCAGGTCGTCGCCTACAACAAGGATGGCTCGCAATCGCGCCTGTACAGCGCAGGCAGCCTGGGCGACCTCCTGACGGGCTACGCGAAGGTCATCGAACGCATGATGAAGCACCCGGCCACGGTGGGCGTGATGAAGTCCTACACGAAGATCTTCGTGTGGAACGTGGATGACGGTTTCACGGGTCTTGAACTCCCCTTCATCGAAACGGTTTAAAACCCCCCACAACGCCCCGCAAGGGGCGTTCTGCTGCCTCGGTATCACTCCCGCTCTACAAACGGCTCCTGTGCCCGTCTCGCGCGCGAGGCCGCCTCTGCCAGCTCGGTATCGGCATACGTGATACACGGCTGGCACCAGAGCGGCCCTTCCCACCTCACCAGTTCCAGCAGGCGCACGCTGAACTCCCGGCCACAGCACACGCACAGCACTGAGTCGTCTTTTCTCATTTGCTCATCTCGTTCAGAACTTCGACCACGCGGGCGATCAATTCGCTTTCTTGAACCTGATCCGTGTTTCGCTCTTTCAGCATCAGTTTCAGGGTTTGGATGATGAGTGCTTCCCTTACAGTTTCGTCAGTCCAGTTATCCCAGTCGTAGTTCATCGTCAAATCTCCATTCGGTAAAGTTGCTTGCTGAGGTTACTGACGTTGCTGACGTCTTATAGACACGTCAGCAACATCAGAAAGTCAGCAAGAAGTCAGCAACAAAGTCAGCAAGAAGTCAGCCAAAGTCAGCAAGCGTCAAGATCATCGTCCGCTAAGTTAAGCCCAGCTTCGGTTCGGCGAATTACGCCAAATTCTTCCAACCTCAGCACAAGGGGTACCATGTTGCGTCTGAGTTTGCTCGGAAACTTCTTGACGATAGCGTCCAGCAACTGATCGTCAGTCACCACCTTGGTAGGCGATTCGTCAGTGATACGTTCGAAAATTGTAAGGATCTCCCGGTGCATGTCGTACCGTGAATCCTCAAGATTCGCCAGCTTGCGGGGCCGCTTCGGCGTCTTGCTGACCTCTTTCTGTACCGCCTCGATCACGCACGTGGTTACATCGTCGCCTTCGTCATCCACACCGACGGTTACGCGCTTCAGTTCAAACCCGAAACTGGTTCCGGTTACGTCATCTCGCGATTTGGAAAGCATGGCGCCGTGCTCGAAACGGTCGCCCACCTTGTTCTTGAAGATCTCCATCACGAAATCGGCGCCCGCGAACAGGGCGGATGAGCCGCGCATGCCCTTGCTGTCTTCCTTGCCTGTGTGGTGTACGGCAAGCACCATCGCGCCTGTAGCGTGGCTGATGTCCTTGCACGCGGCGAGAAAAAGGCCCATGTCCTTCGCGCTGTTCTCATCCCCTGAATGGGAAGCGGCCATCGTGTCCAGGATAATCAGGCCGGCGGAACCGATGGCCTCTATCAGTTGTTTCGTGTCCGTCGATAGCAGGTTCGGTGCTGACGCGATGATGTCGGGACGCGAACCGTCGGCGCAGACATGCTGGTCGTAGGCGTCCATGCGCTTCTTGATACCTTCGCGCGCTTCAGCCGCAACGTAGACGACACGGCAGTTGCTGACCTTGCGCCCTCGCCATTCAGCGCCACGCGCCACGCAAGCCGCCATGTCCAGCACGAAGAAAGTCTTCCCTGACCCTGACTGGCCATAGAGAATGCCGACCTCAGCCTGCGGCAGTACGCCCTTGATGATCCACGGAGTGGAAAGGTAATTCTGTTTGTAGGAAGACCATTCGTGAACGGCGAACGGGTTAGCGGAGCCGTCGGCGCGCGGCTTGTGCTCGGCGGCAGGCGGCTGACCGAAGTCCTTCATCAGGCTGCGTACCGTCTCCGGCGCGCCATCCCTATGGCCGAACGACTCCCATACGCGCCGCTGGTCGTCCGCGTCGTACTTCTCATGCGATTCGCTAAGCGCGGTCCAGAAGTCGAAACCCTCTTCGGATGCGTCGTACTGATGATGCAGAATGCGCCCGGCGCGCAACCACCCATCGCGATCCGCCAGCGGGAGTTTCTCCAGCAGCCATCCGATCTGCGCGGGCGTCAGATCCGTGACTGGCTCTGCGTGCCCAGCGAAAGGATCATCGCTGCCCAGATGATCGCCAGACCTCGGTTCCACTTGTACGTTAGCGGCAACCCGCCACTTGCCTTGCGCAACGAGACCGGACGCAATGCGTTCGAATGCGTCAATAACCAGCCGAGCATGGCTGGCGTCGAGTTCGGGAAGCGCAGAGCGCGCGACGCTCCGAATACCGTCGTCCGTGAATCCATCAAACCATTGATACGGCTGTTCAGTGTCTGGGTGGATGTGGTAGGCCACCCACTGCTGGCCGTCCCCGAGAATCTCGACTTTGTGCTCATTTTCGCCGTCCGTGTAGATAGCAGAAGTCATCTTCCGGAAGGGAGCATCCGAACGGAAGGGTACCAGAAACTTTGGATACAACCCCGTACGCGTCCACAGGCCGGCCCCGAAGATCGCGTCGATCTCGTCCGACATCTGCTGCGCAACATCCGTGTCTAGGACATCTACATCGATGGCGGGAGTGTTGCGCGCATTCACTCCGGCGCCGTGATTCGCGCGTCCGTTGCTGTACCACGCAACCACATCTTCCGCTGTCGTATTGTGGTTCGGCCAGTTCTTCAGATCCGGGCGCTTTGTCCCAGGCCTGATCGGCAAAACCGTATAGCCGAGCGCGACCAGCTGCTCGCCGTACTGTTTTAGAAATTGGGGCATCAGGCTACCTCGGAACGCAGATCCTTTTGCACCTGTACCCAGGCGTTGATTTCCTTGTCATCCCAAAACACGCGCCCGCCTACGCGAACGGGCTTTGGGAAATCGGAACGCTGCATCAGCAGGTAGAGCGTAGAGCGCGCAACAGGAACGAGCGACAGCACATCAGAAACGGGAATAAGCATAATTCAGACTCCTTCGGACAGTTTCGTACAGAATAGGCGGAATTCATCCCGCCTCGTCCAAGCATCCTACACCCGACCCGCGAACCACGCAATAGAAAAAGCCCGCATTGCGCGGGCTCTGAAAACAACAAAGGAGACGGGGCTAGTGTATCACGATCCGCGATCAGCGAGAAGCGCGCTCAACACTTTTGCTGCTGTCTGTAGATGCACATAGTCAACAGGGGTAGACGAGCCATTGCGACCGTTGTGGGCCGGGAATGTCGATCCTCGCGCGATCAAATGTTTAATCGCTTCGCGCTGCTCATCCGTCAGAGTCACCGCTTTCGGCTCGCTGGCGGGGTGGGTGTAGAGTTTCGTGCCCTTCTCAACGTCGCGTAGCCAACGCAGTTTGTAATTGCGGTGATAGCTTCCGTTCGTCCATGACTCGACTTCCGCCACCGCTCCGGTAGTCAGCGCATCAACGGCTGGCGCGGCGCGCTCTTCGCAGGAATATTCAGCATGTGTGACTCCGCAAGCTGGACAGCCAATTCTTGTGTTGTGCTTGAACATGCTCATTTCTTTTCTCCATTCGCATCGACGGCTTGCTTAGATAGCGGACGCCATTTGTATGATCCGATAGCCTCGATCAATCCTTGTGCCTCAGGACGAATCCACAGTGGTTCGCCCGTGGCACTCCATGCCTCGCCCCCGTTCAGCTTCGAACCGGGCCTGTTTCGCACAAGTTCGACAAAGGCGCGCTCTTCATCCGTCAGCGCGGGCGCTGCATTGGCTCGCGGGGATGCGGCGAGCATGTCCTGCCAATTTTTCACACCGTAGGCAAGTCCGAACCCGTCAATATGAGTCCCATACGCAGCCTCCAGCATTTCACGCGTCGGCTCAATTGGCACCAGCTTCCATCCTTCGGGCGCGGTAGTCAGCGCATCGACGGCTGGCGCTTCCGGCGAGGGGGCGGGGTGGA